ACTTGATCAAACAAAGTATCTATGAAGATTTCGGTGGACTTGACGTTCACACAATACAAGCAAGTTCGACAAATGATCATATAGAAGCTGCATATCAACCTTTAGATGAAGAAGCTGATGATTTTGAATTGCAAATTATAAAATTTATACATAACTTGTTAGCATTATTAGATATTGAAGATGATCCAATATTTAAAAGAAACCGTATATCAAATCAAAAAGAACAAACAGAAATGATATTATCTGCAGCAGAATATTTAGATGACGAAACAGTTTTAACAAAGTTGCCATTCATATCGGTTGATGAAGTTACTGAAATATTAAAGAAAAAAGATAAACAAGATGAATTGAAATTTAATTCTGAAACAGATACAAATGATTTAAATACTAACAAACCTGAAATAGATGATCAAAATGCAGCAGAAGAAGAAGGAAAAATAAATGGCTAGAAAAAAGAAAAATGATATAAATTATGCTGATTTTTATACATTTTATCGAGAAAAAGAACTGGAAGATAAATTGCATGATTTATATTTAGACTGCCAGAAGGATATTGAAAATGATTTAAATTATTTTTTCGGTCGTTTTGATGCAAAAAATAAAAAATGGTTGAAAAAATTAAAAAACGGTGAAATAACAGAAGCAGAATATAAAAGATGGCTTGAAGGACAGATTTTTCAGGGGAAAATGTGGGGTGAAAGAAAAGAATTCATTGCAAATCAATTATATGATTTCAATAAACTTGCATATGAATATATAAATGAAGTTTCGCCTGATATATTTGCAACTAATTTTAATTATATGGCTTATACGCTAGAAACTGGTGCAAAAGTTGATTTATCTTTTTATGTTTACGATTCAACAGCGGTCAAAAAGTTAGTTTTTGAAGATATCGAAGTAATACCTTATAAAAAGTTAGATAAAGCAAAGGATATTAGATGGAATTTTCAAAATATAAAAAGAGAAGTTGCAAAATCTATTATTAAAGGTGAATCAGTTGATAAATTAGCAAAAGTTTTATCAAAAGAAGTCACAAATCGAAATGAAAAACAGATGCGAAAACATGCAATCACAGCTTTAAATTCTGCAAGAAATCAAGGCAGAATGGCAAGAATTCAAGAAAGCATAAACATGGGAATTGATACAAAGAAAAAGTGGGTTGCAACATTAGATTCTAAAACAAGAATTGCACATGCTTATTTAGATCAGCAGGTTGTTGATTATGATGAATATTTTGAGGTTGAAGGCATGAAGATTAGATTTCCTGGTGATCCGCACGCACATCCATCGTTAGTGTACAACTGCCGTTGTCGTTTAGATGGAGAAGTTGTTAAATATCCGTCCACCTTTAATATTCGCCGTGATAATGAATCAGGTGAATTAATCGAAAATATGAATTATCGTGAATGGTATAAATACAAAACTGGAAATGATTTGCCTGCATATCGTAGGCCACGAAAAAGAAAAAGAAGGTGAAAATATGAACGATAATTTTACAATTACAACAAATAATATACCTGCGCACAAACAACAATTAGATGCAGCATTAACACGTGCATTTCGAATAATAGGTATACAAGGTTCTGCAAATGTGGCACAAATTACACCAGTGGATACTGGCAACTTAAAAGGTTCTATTGATTATAAATCATATAATGATCATGTTGTAATAGGAACAAATGTTCAGTATGCTATTTTTCAAGAAATGGGAACAATTAAAATGAGGGCAGCAAACAAAGGAAAAGGATATTTACGTTTCGCAATACAAAAAAGTGTTGGAGATTTTCAGAGAATTTTTCAAGAAGAATTGCGAAATTTATAATTTTTGGTGACTTGTAAAACTTTTTAAATGATTTATAATTAAAGTAAATACAAAAGGTTAAATTGTATTTACATTTCGATAAAATTCTGGCAGAAAAGAAGATCTGCAAAGTAAAGGAGTTTATTTATGGCATTAACAAGATCAATGTTAAAAAGTATGAATTTAACTGATGAACAAATCAATGCTGTTATCGAAGAACATACAACAGCAAAGGATTCTTTAAAGCAACAAATCAAAGATTTAGAAGCAAAATATGCTGATTATGATCAAATCAAAAACGATTTTCAAAAATTATCTGCAGATGTAAAGAAAGATAACTGGAAAGAAAAATATGATTCAGTTACAAAAGAATTTGATGATTATAAAAAAGAAGTTGAAGAAAATCATCAAAGAGAATTGAAAAAAGAACAATATAAACAATTGCTAATTGATAACAATATTAATCAAAAACAAATTGAATCAATTCTTGAAGTTACAAAGTTTGATGAAATTAATCTTGATGAAAATAATAAACTGGAAAATGTTGATGAAATCAATGAAGCAATCAAAAACAAATGGGATGGTTTTATCGTAAAGAATACGATTTCAGGTGTTAATTCAGAAATCCCACCATCAAATCTTGGTGGAACATCAAAAGATGAAATCATGAAAATCAAAGATCCAGTTGAAAGGCAACAAGAAATTGCAAATCATTTAGAATTGTTTACTTGATAAGAAAGGATGAATAATACATGCCAGCAAAAGAAGGATTAACAAAAGTTGCTGATTTAGATGTTACAGCACGTGAAATAGATTTTGTTGAACGTTTTGCAAAAAATTGGGATGCCTTAAAAAATATTTTAAGCATTATGCGCCCTATTGAAAAAGAGCCTGGAACAATTTTAAGAGCATATACAACACAGTCAAAAAGCGGTTTGGCAGAATCTCCAGGTGAAGGCGAAGAAATTCCATATACTGAATTTGAAGTTGTTGAAGCTTTAAAGGAAGATCTAACAATTGAAAAATATTCAAAAGCAACATCAATTGAAGCTGTCAATAAATATGGTGCAGCAGTAGCAATTCAAAAAACTGATGATCAATTTTTAATTGATTTACAAAACAAAGTTTTAAAAGAATTCTATGATTTCATTAAAACAGGTACTTTAACAGGTGCAGAAGCAACATTCCAAATGGCACTTGCAATGGCACGTGGTAAAGTTATTGATAAATTTAACACTTTAAGTCGAAATGTATCTGAAATAGTTGGTTTTGTTAATGTTTTGGATGTATTTCAATATTTAGGTGCTGCAAATATCACAATTCAAACACAGTTTGGTTTGCAGTATGTCAAAGATTTTATGGGATATAATACATTATTCTTGTTATCAGAACCTAACATTCCACGTGGAAAAGTTATTGCAACAGCTGTTGAAAACATAGATTTGTATTATGTAAATCCTGCAAATTCTAATTTTGCTAAATTAGGTTTAACATATAGAACTGACGGTGAAACAAATTTAATCGGCTTCCATGCCAACGGAAATTATTCAACCGCAGTCGGTGAAGTATTTGCATTGATGGGTATGAAGCTATGGGCAGAATATCTAGATGCAATTGCTGTTATTACATTTGGAAGCTCTCCAGAGCCAGAACCAGAACCATCAATTACATTAGATAAATCAACCGCAGTTGTTGACGTTGGTTCTACGGTTACAATTACAGCAACAACAGTTCCAGCAGATGCAACAGTAACATGGACATCTTCTGATGCAACAGTTGCAACAGTTTCAGATGGAGTTGTAACAGGAGTTGCAAATGGTGAAGCAACAATCACAGCAACAAATTCAACAGCATCAGCAACATGTGCAGTTACAGTTGGAACAGGAGCATAAAAATGTATAAAGTAATAAAAATGTTTACTGATTTACAAGATAACAATTATAAATATGAAATCGGGGATGAATATCCCCGATTGGGTATGAAGCCATCACTGGCAAGAATTACAGAATTGTTAGGAAATGAAAATAAACAAAGAACAGCTTTAATCAAAGAAATAAATGAATTTACAGATAAAGATGATTTAAAAAAAGATAAATTATTAAAAAGTACAAAGAAATCAAAGAAAAATAAAAGGTGAATCACATGGAGTATAAATTAAAGGAAGTTTTGGATTATATACATAATTATTTTCAACTTGATACATATTCAGGAAAAATTTCTATTATTGATCATAAACTTGAAAATTCAAAAATAGAACTATACGACGGACAATATTACATGATAAAAGGTAGTATTTACAACGATGGTATCTGGAAATATAAAGAAAATGATCAAAATGTTTTAGATCTAGATAAATCAGATGAAACAGAAGGATCAGAAGAATCAGAAGAAACAGATGAATTAAAAGATGAAATTTTTTATGGAGATGTTGTATCGTTAAGAATTCCACGTGATGTATTAAAGATAGTTGATGAAATTAATGCATGGGAAAAGAATAATGAAAATGTTATAAACGGAGTATATCAATCTGAATCTTTCGGCGGTTATTCTTATACTTTAAAAGATTCATCAAATAGTAAAAATAGTAACATTTCATGGAAAGATTATTTTGGAGATCGTTTGAAATGTTATAGAAAACTTGGTTAACTCTTAAAAAAGGATACATTGTTATGAATTTATTACAAGAATCAATGGAAGATTGCATAATGCAAGATAAAATTTCAGTTGAAGATGGTTATGGCGGTTTTTATACTGTTTATCAAGATGGCGCAAAATTTAGTGCTGCAGTTGTATTGGATAATTCGATGCAATCAAGAATTGCAGAAAAGGAAGGTGTAACTGCATTATATACGATAACAACTGAAAAAAATATCAATTTACAATTTCATGATGTATTGAAAAGAGTTAGTGATTCTAAAATCTTTAGAATATTATCAGATGGCGACGATAAAAAGACTCCAAAAAGTGCATTATTAAACATGCGACAAGTCGCCGCAGAAGAATGGAGCATCCCAGATGAATAAAACACAAGCTTTACATCAATTTTGGAATCGGTTCGGCTTGACGGCATATGAAGAAAATTCAGTTCCTGATGATACACGATTTCCTTATATTACGTATTCAAATGAAATGGACAGTTTCGAAAATGTTTGTTTGTTAACTGGGAATTTATGGTATAGAACCGATTCGTGGAAATCAATAATTGATAAATCAGAAGAAATATCAAAGTATATTAAAGGACACGGATTCGTAACGATTCCGTTCGATCACGGGTATTTATATATAACGGGCGGCACTCCGTTTGCGCAAAGTATTGATGAACCCAGTGATGATAAGATTAAAAGAATTTTAATTAATATAAATGTTGAATATTTAAGTAGTTATTAAATGAGGTGAAAAGATGGGTAAATTTACCGTAATACCACAGGACACATTTAATAATCTTCAACTTGATGCAGGCGTTTTATTAAAAAGGTTTGATCCAGATCAACCGGTTGAACCTTTGGATGAAGATATAGTTTGCGCAACAACAGGTGGAATTCAGGCAAGTTGCGTACCTACTTTTTCAGATCAAGGCGAAGATATAGATAACGTTCCATTGAATATGATGGAACTAAAACATTTAGATTCGTGGGAATGCAAGTTATCAACAACTTCTTTGGGAACAAAACCAGAATTAATTAAATTATCGTTAGGTTGTGCTGATATAGATACAAATAAAGCATCAAAAATAATTCCACGTGCTGATTTAAAACAAACAGATTTTTCGAATTTGTGGTGGGTAGGAGATAGAGCCGACGGAGGTCTGGTCGCAATTAAATTGAAAAATGCATTATCGACAGCAGGTTTTTCGATTCAGACGACAAAGAATGGAAAAGGTCAAATTGCACTTGAATTAACAGGTCACGTTTCTATAAAAGCTCAAAAAGATGTTCCTATGGAATTTTATTCAGAAGAACCAGATGCAACTGAATATCATAGAATTACACAAAATCTATATCATGTTAATTCTACAATTACAGCTGTTAGTATTGAAGATTCTGCAGCACTCGAAGGAACTTTAACAGCAGAAGAAAATTATGAAATTGCAAACGTTTCTATTTTATCAGGAAATGAAGATATAACATCAACAGCTTATAATTCAGAAACTGGAGCAATCAATATTGCATCAGTTACTGCAGATATAACAATATTTGCAACAGCAACAGAAATTGGTGCATAAATAAAAGGAGCAAATCAATATGAAAATTTCAAATTTACGTGGAGAAGATGCAATTGATACAATGGCTGATTTAATCGAACCTATAACAGCAATTGCATCAGATAAAGATTTTGAAAAGTTATATAAATCAAAACCACTTGTTTTTGCAGTTCAACATTGTTTAAAACATCACAAAAAAGAAATACTTGAAATCTTAGCAATTATTAATTGTGAAGATCCAGATTATTTTGATCCAAAATTCTGGGAAATACCTAAAATGATATTCGATGTTTTGGACGATGAAAATGTTAAATCGCTTTTTTTATCGCAGCAGATGAGCAACTTAAACGACATTTCTTCTGCTGTTATGGAGAATTCCAAGGAAACAGAAACAATATAAACTTATTTATGCGATACGTTATAGAGAGTTATAAAAAAGAAATAGCTTTATTAACGTATCGCATTTATATATCTGATTCTTTGAAATGTTTAGGTCGTTTAGATGGAAAAAGATATTATGATATTTACAATGAAATTTTAAGATCTGAAAAAATATCTAATATCAATCCAGAAGAAGAAAGTGAAAATATTATTAATAATATCAAAAATAAGTTACGGAAAATGGGGTGATTTAATTGGCCGCAACAATTTTTGAAATGTCAGCAATTTTACGATTAGATCGTTCACAATACGATAGAGAACTAAATGCAGCAGAATCAGAAGCTCAATCAAAAGGATCTAAAATAGGAAGCATATTTTCAACACTGGGAAAAGTTGCAGCAGTTGGATTGACTGCATCATTTGCAGCAGTTTCAGCTGTTGTGACAAAATCAATAAAAGAATATGCAGAATATGAACAACTTTGGGGTGGAGTACAAAAATTATATGGAACAGCTGGAAAATCAATAGAAGATTATGCAAAATCTGTTGGTAAATCTGTTGATGAAGTTCGTGGTGATTATGGCAATTTGGAAAAAGCGCAAAATCTAATGTTGAAACAAGCAAATGAAGCTTATAAAACAGCTGGAGTATCAGCGAACAAATACATGGAACAATCAACATCATTTAGTGCTGCACTGATTAATTCGTTAAATGGAGATACTGTCAAAGCTGCACAACAAACAGATGTTGCAATGCGTGCTATTTCTGATAACTTTAACACATTCGGCGGAGATATCGACATGATATCATACAGTTTTCAAGGGTTCGCCAAGCAAAATTACACGATGCTCGATAATCTAAAGCTTGGCTACGGTGGCACAAAAACAGAAATGGAACGATTAATTGCAGATGCAAATGAATATGCAAAAAGCATTGGTCAAGCTTCAGATCTATCAATTGATAGCTTTTCAGACATAGTAACAGCAATAGATCTTGTTCAGCAAAAACAAGGCATCGCAGGAACAACAGCAAGAGAAGCCGCAACAACAATCAGCGGTTCATTTGGAATGTTAAAAGGTGCCTGGGAAAATTTGTTGGCAGGAATGGCTAACAAAGATGCTGATATTAGTAAATTAGTAAAAAATGTTGTTACAAGTTTGACAGCAGTTACAAAAAATTTATTACCAGTATTTCAACAAGCTTTACAAGGTTTCGTAACGTTAATAAGACAAATTGCACCACTTATATCAAAAGAGTTGCCTTCAATGATTGAAATGATACTTCCTGAATTGTTATCAGCAGCAGTTATATTAATCTCAGGACTTGCAACAGCGTTGCCAACATTGATAACAACTATTATAGATACAATTCCATCTTTATTCGAACAAATAAAATCTAGTTTTACAGAAAACAGTTCCTCACTATTAGATGGATTAAACCAATTATTTGAAATGATAAAAACAGCAATTGCAGAAGGAATTCCTGCATTATTAGAATTTATTGCATCAATATTGCCACAAATTATAACTGTTTTTTACAATTTGATGGAACAAATTTATATTGTTGGAGGAGATATTATCTCAAAATTAATCGAAGGCCTACTTGGAGCAATTCCAAATATATTATCGAATGTACCTTTGATTATAGAATCCATTGTGACAGGAATTGTAAACACATTGCCTTCAGTTTTAGCAACAGGAATGCAAATTATACAATCACTTGTTGCAGGAATACAACAAATGTTGCCACAGTTGCCTCCGATTATAATTAATACGTTAAATCATGTTATCGAATTAGCGAAAAGTATCGATTGGATTGGTTTGGGTGTTCAAATTATACAATTTATTGTTAATGGAATAACAACTGTAATGCAACTAATTCCAACAATATTCATGACAATATTTGATTTAGCGGTTCAATTAGTCAAGAACGTGAATTGGCTTGGTTTAGGTCAATTTGTAATTAATACTATTGTAAATGGCATAAAAGCTTTATTTACTTTGATCCCACAAATATTACAACAAATTGGACAAACAGCAGTAAATCTTTTTCAATCGATTGACTGGCTTGGATTAGGTTCAAGAGTTATCAATTTTATTGTAAATGGTATCAAATTTTTAATTACAGCAATTCCACAATTATTACAAACGATTGGTAACAATGCAGTTAGTTTATTTCAATCGATTGACTGGCTTGGATTAGGTTCAAAAGTTATAACTTTTATTGTTAATGGTATTAAATCATTAATAACAGCAATTCCTGATGCATTAAAATCAATCGGACAAAAAGCTTTTGATGCATTTAAAAATATAAATTGGTTGTCGTTAGGAACAAACATAATAACAGGCGTTGTAAATGGTATAAAAGGAGCAGCGCATAAGGTAACCGATATCATGAAAAATCTGGCTTCTGGTGCTTTGGATACTGTAAAAAGTTTTCTAGGCATTAAATCACCTTCAAGAGTTTTCCGTGATCAAGTAGGAAAAAACATCGGTTTAGGTGTTGCTGAAGGAATTGAAGATACCTATCAAAAGGTTAATTTAGCAATGGAAAGTTTAATTTCAATTCCAGATAAATATGATTTTGATAAATCGTTTGTATTTGCATCAGATTCAAATAATACAGATTATAATTCTGACGTTGTTAGAACTGGTGATGTTTATAATATCAACATTAATCAACCGGTTGATACACCAGATGAAATTGCTAGAATGATCAGAACAGAAAGTCAATATGGATTAATCGGAGGTGCTGCAATTGGATAAAGTTTTTGAAAATCAAGAAATAATTGATCGTGATTTAATTCAATTGAAGTTTGTTCGATTGATAGATGGAAAAACTTTTTTTGTTGGTAACAATTTAGATTGGAGATTTCAAAAAAACGGTGGTTTATCCGGTTTTGCAGATTTTTCAGCGAATTTAACCTACGATGATAACTATGCAAGGGATGGTGGAACAACTTGGCATAGTAGATTGACAAAAAAAGATAGAACAATCAAAATTGTGTATTTATATCCTGATAAAAATGTTAGTGCAAGACAATCATTGATTGAATTTTTTAAATACAATTATCTGTATAACGTTTATATAACTTATATGGGGCGTGAAATGTATGCAGAAGGCCGTTTATATAAGATGGCAATTTCAGAAGAAACGAAAACCTATAAAAACATTAAATGTACAATGACTTTTTCATTTGATAATCCATTTTTAAAGTCTGTCGATAATTTTGGACGTGATATCGCAGCAGTTACACCAACAACAGCTTTTCCATATTTATCGAAATTAGTAAAAGGAAAGCCAACAGGAATATTTAATTTTCAAAAAACTGTTGTGCTTTTTAACGATGGTGATCAGATTTCATATCCAAGAGTTAGAATTGTTGCAACAGATCAAGTTTGGAATCCAGAGATATGGATTAATGATAATTTCATCAGATTTTTAGATACAATTGAAAGAAATGATGAAATTGATATTGATTTTACTGTTATTCCACCAACAGTAAAATTAAACGGTCAAAATGCTATTGGTAAATGTGATAGAGAATCTAATTTTGACGGAATGTATTTGAATTTAGGAAATAATACAATTCGTTTTGATGCAGAAAATGGTTCTGATGAGATGATCGTTTCTGTTTATTTTAACAAAACCTATACTGTTATTTAGGAGGAGTTAATATGTATGAAGAACCTTTTGAAATAATGGCCTTAGATGAAAATTTTGAAATAGTATCACTAATTTCTTATGCAAATTTACAATGGACTAGAAAATTTCATGAAGTAGGCACTTTTTCCGTTCAATTGCGTGGCCGTCAATATAAATCAAATTGGAAATATATCTATTCGAAAAAAAGAAAAGAATTAGGTATTATATCACAGGTAAATTGGCAAAAAAAGAATTATATTGAATTAGTAACGATTTCAGGAATGTTTGTTGAAGAAGAATTAAACAAAATGATTGTTTATCCATTGCCAACGAAATTTTATGATGATCCTGAAACAGTTTCAACTGGAAAAGAAGGAACATGTTTGCTGAAAAATCAAGGTTTACCATTATGGTTAAGTCAATCAGGAACGGCAGATCAAGTTGCAAAATCATTTTTTAATAGCTTTAAAAAAATAGCCTGGACAAATTATCAGGTTGATGACTATGCAGGAACTAATTTAGTAACAACAACAAGACAATTAGACATTGATTTTGGTTCAATTGATGATCAACATGGAGAATATCATTATTCAGAACATAATAGAAATCATGAAAGATTAGGTGATAAACTTTATAAGATTTTAAAACCATCAGGAGCTTCAATTGAAGTTATTTGGGATTATGAAACACATGAAAAAACATTAAACATAATACATGGAAAAGATTTAACCCAGGGCAATTCAGCAGGTAATAACCCAGTTTTGTTTTCAAGCGCAAATGGAAATATTATATCTGCATCTTTAGTTGTTAGTAACACTAATACAAAAGATACCATTATTCAAACATCTGAAAACAAAGACAAAGTGTATGTTTTAATAAACGAAATGCCCGATGCATCAGGAAGATTCGTTCATGCAGGTATGACAACAGCAGCACAAGATTATTTTAATCAAGATACACAAGATTATACAGTTGCTGATAAGAATTTTAAAATTGCTGTTATGGCCGATGGTGATAAAGAATTATCAAAATATACAGATAAACAAAATATTGAATTCCAAATTTATCGTGGTAGTTATCAATATATGATTGACTATGATCTAGGAGATCTGATAAGTGTTGAAATTAGTGAAATAGGATTATCTTTAGATGCAAGAATTATTAGTTGTTACGAAGTAGTCAAAGAAGGTGTTTGGGAGCTAACACTTGAAATAGGAACACCGTTAATAAAATCATTTGAAAATGTTTAAAAAGGGGTGAAAAAAAATGATAGGATTTCCATTTGATTCAAGAGTTTCATATGATCAATTGGGTGAACCAGTTTATGATAGAGCGATATCTTCAAAACCTTTAAAATCTTTAATTGGTGCACTTTTTAGTACAGGAATTTTACCAAATCCAAGCAATAATTTAAAAGTTAGCACTCAAGAAACAGATTTTACAATTGATATAGCAGCAGGATTCGCAGCAATTCAAGGTGGATTGAAATTAGAAACAGAAGTTAATTCTTTAACCGTAGATGCTGCAGATGAAACATCAAACAGAATTGATTCTGTTGTTTTGAGATGGGATGAAAATGACGATGTTAGAAAATGTTATTTTTACATAAAAAAAGGAATTGCTTCAACAGATCCAGTTCGGCCACAGTTAACAAGAGAAGGTTCTATCTATGAAATTGGACTTGCAGATATTTTAGTTGTTGCAAATTCTACAATTTTGCAAAATGCTAATATCACAGATACTAGATACGATTCAGACCGATGTGGTATAATTTCTAGTATATCTGAATTCGATACAACTTTTATCTATAATCAGGTTACATCAGATTTAGCAGATTTTAGAAGCAATGCAGAATCTGAATTTGATTCTTGGTCTACAACACAAAGATCTGATTATGAAGCTTGGATCATGCAGCAGGAAAATGCATTCGGTATTTGGATGGGAAATGAACAATTATCATTTGAACAATGGGTTCAAACAATTCATGATATATTAGATGAAGAAGCAGCAGGGCATTTACAAAACGAAATTGATACATTAAATAATACTGTTGGCGGATTCGATGATAGAATTGAAGCTGTTGAAGAATCAGTTCAAGGTTATGATGAAGAAATAGCTGCACTTGATACACGTATAACAACAAATGAAGGTGATATTTCAGATATCCAAACAGATTTAACAGCTGTTGAAACAACTGTTGCGGGCCATACAACAAATATCAATGCTTTAAATGCAGATGAAGATTGGACAGAATTATCAATTACATTATCAGGATGGAGTTCTTCAACCGTAACAATCAATGGTCAAAGTTATTATAGATATCAAACACCAGTAACAGCAAAACCATC